ATACATCCATGCGCCATGCTTGCACTTGTCATGCTTTGAATGAACGCCGTCAGAGCGATATACGATTGCGTGTTCTCTTGGCGTATCTCCGTCCGCAATAGTCCGCAGCGCCTCACGCAGCAGCTCTATTTCAGTTTCAAGGCCGACTATCATTTCGTTTGCCTCGCCGGAAATAATCCAACGCTCTTTTGCAGAGCGCCATTGTTCAAGAATGTCGCTCATTCCTTCCCCTCCCTAAGCCCAATAGCTCTTACCCAATACACCAGAAGGCCAGAGCGAAGCATGATCGAAACGATGGCGGAGAAAAGCCAATCGGCCATTGGCGCGCCAAGGAAGTATTGGGCAATCGCAATGATTGAGAGAGCGAACGCACAGAATCGAACCAGTGTTACAAACAGTTCTGCAAGGATTATCATTCCTTCCCCTCCTCAAGCGCGGCGCGGGCTGTTGCGCCCCAATAGCCAACACAGAACTGCTCGTCGTTGTCGGGCCGGTCGCCTTCAGCAATCTCCCGCAATGCGATGACGCACTTTTGCATTAAGCGCCCAAACCGTGTTGCATCATCCCTTGCTTCAATGAGCATCTCGCGCAGCCGCTCTATTTCGTCTTCATGCCGAATGCTGGCCTTGTTGTAGCCAGCCATATAGGCAACCGTCAGGTCGGCACTGTCGCCTCTATTTATTCCCTTCTGACTAAGCGCCGTGCGGGCGGCATCGTGGGCATCCTCTACCTTTTTAACAGTAAGTATGAACTCAAGTGCCCAACACAAATTTTGTATCTGCGGCAACGCCCAATAAGCGCCACCGTCGGCATCAATGCGGCTCTTTAAGGTTTCGTAGTCAGTCATAGCTTCACCGCGATATATTCGTAATCGTTCACGGCGTGCTTCTTCTGGATCAGCGTGATCTCACGCTGATAAAACAGCTCGTATGCCATGTCTGCCAAGAACGCCAGCTCGCGCTGCTTCACTGTCGGCTCATGCCGAGACGGCGTGTACCGATCGAACGCAAGATCGCCTCGATGGTAGGTGTAGCGTGTGCCTTTACGCGCGCCTTTAAACCACGCATGGAAATTGTTAATCATCACATCCTCACGAGCATACGGTTGAACAATTCGTGCCGTTCTGGCAGCACGTCACGCAGACGACGATTTTTCCGTTCATCATGTAGGTCGTTGTCGAACAGGCAACGGCGATCGTCGGTGCCAGTAGAAACGCGGCGAGGCCGCAGGCTGTCAGTATCTTTCGCATCTTCTCTCTCCTTCAGTTGATGCTTGCGTCAGGCGGAACGTCGTTGACGGCGAGGATGCCGCGAAGCAGTGCCTCGGCGCAGCCTCCGTGGTCGTTGATATACATCGAGCCGATGCACAGCTTGATGATCTCCTGAAACACGCCGCATGCCGGCGTGTTTGTGTCTTCAGAAATGCGCTCCGATAGCGTCACGACGACGTTTGCAATCTGCGCTGCGCGCACTCGCTCGTCGGCGTCGAACGTCGCGTCAATGGTTTGTTCGCCCATCTGCCATCGCCTTCAATGTTCTGTTTGCGCGCATGCCGCAGAGTGCATCCTTGTACTGTTGTTCGGTGCAAGGAAGACCGCATTTGCAGGAGTAGAACTCAAGAGCGCGCTGGCACATCTTGAAGGCTTCGACAGCGTCCCTGAACCCTTGCGCGTCTGTTGGGTCTTGCGACGTGCGAGCCAGAAACTCAAACCGTTCGATCAGGCTATTCATTTCGACGCCTCCATCACGGCCTGCATCTCCTCTTCGGTCAGGATCGGCTTCAGCGCCTCTTCCATGCCCTTCATAATCTCGACGCGGCGCATCTCACCGAGGCCGTCGAAGTGCTGGCCGGCGAACGTGCCGACGAAGGCGAGATAGTTCACGCCATCGACGATGTTGTCGTCGTATGTCGGCGTCTCGATATGCCGGCCTAGCTTCGTGCAGAGATGGATCATGGCGATCTCATACGGCGTCACGTTGCGGTTCAGCAGGATCGACGCCAGCGAGGCGATGCGGGCGAAGTTGACTTCGGGCGAGGCGTATTTCTTCTGCCTTTCGTCCATCGTCGTGAGCGCGATTGCTAAAGTGTCGCGGTAGTGCATGCCGTGTTCTCCGATTGAGCTTTCTTGATAAACTTTAGTCCGTGCAGAACCGTTGAGTGATCCCGGCGCGTGAACGTCCCGATCTGCGATATGCTCATGCCGTCCTCCCACAGTTTCAGCCACACCTTGCGACGAGGTTCGTGCATCAGCGCGCGCTTGTCTTTTGCCCACAATTTCTCCCACGTCAGGTTAAATTCTTCGAGGATCGGTAGAACCAGAAACTGCCGCCGCGTTGATAGTGGGCAACCCTTCAGCCTGATCTTCCGTCTGACTTCTTCTGTGTCTGGATCAGGTTGCGGAGCCGGCATCACATAGTCTTCCGGCGGAGGCTTAGGAGCTGCGACCTTTACGATCTTCGGCTGCATCGGCTTGTTGAGCCGATCTCTGACGGCCTTGTAGTGTTCTTGCCAGTTGGTCATGCGTAGTTCTCGATCACGAATTGTTTTGCACCTTCGAGCGTGTAGGTGTGTGTCAGACGACCATTCACGCTGACGGCGCGGTAGCTTCGCTCTGCCTTGTTGATGCGGACCGGCTCGATGAAGCCTGCTTCTTTACCGAAGTAGAAAACAGTCCATGAACCGTCGTCGTTTTTTTTGATCTCAATCGCCATCTTCGCCGTCCTCAATCCACTTGAAGCCGTACAGGTCGGCAGCGTGATGCTCGTTCTCACGCACGACGAGCGTGATCTCGTCGCCATTTTCGATGCCAGCATCCTTCAGTTTGTCGGTGACGTGCGGAACAATAAATACTATTAGCGCCTCGTCCGTGACCCCGAACGAAAAGTCGGCGTTTTCGTGGATGCGCGTGATCTCAACGCGCTCCTTCCATGATCTCTTCGGAGCTGGCCTTGGCTCTTCGTGGATTGGAGCATCGACGGTTTGCGGCTTGAAGCGGCTTCTCGTTTCGATGAATAACTGCCTCTGTTCCCATGTCGAGATCGGAGCCGGCGAGCCTGTGGCGATCGCCAGCAGCTGCCTCAAGTTCGTTTCTGTTGGAGAGCAAACAAGGTTGAGCCAGTTGCGAACCGTTTGATCGGAGACATGAGCGTGCTGCGCGAGCGCAATCACTGAACCGGCTTTCTTAAAAGCTTCCGAGATAACTTCTGCGGGATACATGCGTAGAGTTCCTTCTGTTACGGGATAAAGTTTTCAGCGACGAACATCATCAGGATCGACCAGAAAAGTGCGATCCAGAGAATGTGTGGGATGCGAAGTTCGTTCATGTGTTTCTCTCTCCTATTGATGCGCTAACGCTAACGCCTTGCGCGCTAGACACAAGCGAAATCGACATATCGGCACGCTCAAGATTTACACGCTCGGCCCGAAATGGGGTGGGGCCTGTCCCGGCTCGGGAGGAGAGGAGAAGCAGGACAGGCCCCGGCGTCTGTGCGGACGCGCCAACGGGGAGCGCAGCTCGACCCGTCAGGGAAGAATGGCAGAAAGTCTCAGGGGGTCAATACTGCTGGTCTTCGTTCGGATTGCCGAGAAGGCCGTAGGAGCCAGCGCCAACAGCTGCCGGGAACGCGAAGTAGCCAGCACGCGATGCGCTTGGAAGAGGCCGCACAGTGCCTTCTGCTGCCATGTAGCCGGCGTTCGACAGATCGTCACGAACACGCTGCATCTGGCCCATCGACATGCGCGGCAGCTTCTCAAGACCGGGGAACATAATTTCGTGCGGCTCGAGACGTCCACGGATACGATCCCACAGCATCCACTGGTTCGAGAATAGTCCCTGCCCCGCTTCGTTTGCAGCAGCAGCGTTTGCTTCCAATGCCTTCACATACGGGCCTTGGATCATCTCAACCTTTTTCGGCTCTGGGCCGACCCAGTTCGTTTCGCGCAACGCCTGCGGAATACGCTCGTTGAACTCACCCGTCTTTGCAACACGCATATTCGCCGCAGGGAGGTTGTTCACATACGCGAGCGCCTGCTCGACGAAGTGACCGCGACCGCCTGTCGTGTTCAGCATCTCGTCCATCGACTGCACACTTGTGCCGCGATCCTTGTTAAACCGATCTACAACAGTGTTTTCCCACGTTGCGCGCTTGGCCGGATCGTCAAAAAGATCGCCACGGAACTTCGTCACCATGTGACGGTCAATCGCTGAGATTGCTGCATCTTCAGGCGACTGCCACACAGTCGAAAGCGATCCAGTTTTTGCTTTCAATCCGCGCGTTTCGTTCAGCACGCGCTCGACATGCGTTGCCCATTTCTGTGCGTCACTCATGCCTGCAAACGATGGATCGTTTGCATTGAAACGGAAGAAGTCAGGACGATCGCGCATCTTCTGCGTGAACTCTGCGATGTCTGAATAGTTTGCAGAACCAGATGCGCCGAGACCGCCCTTCTCAGCTGCGTTAAGGCCGAGACGTTCCGTGATTTGATTTGAATACGCCTGACGTTCTTTGAGAGCGTCAGCTGGTGTTGCAGCGCCTTGTCCCGTTTTGTAGTCATACGGGATCATCTCGTTCCACCGCTTCAGGTCTTCTGGACCTTTCACCATTGCGCGCTGAAGCGCCAGCTCGTTCGGCGTCAGCGGCTGGTTCGGAGAGATCATTCCGAAAATCATTTGATTGGTGATCTGCTCGTTCGACGGACCACCGGGACCGGGCTGCATCGCTGCGACCATGCGGTTATGAACGGATTGGTGCACAGCAGGAGGCAGATCGTTTGGATCAATGCCTTGTGATTTCATGTGTAGCAAATCGTAATAAGTGAACGGACCTTCACCACCGGGAACAGTGATCTCACGACCGCTGTTCGTCGTGATTTTTTGAAGGCCTTTTTCCCATTCCTTCACATTTGCTGGGCCGAGATTATCGACGCCATATTGTTTCCCGAAGTCATGCCAATCCTTTGGAGACCATTCGCTGACATCTTTGCCTTTGAAACGAACGTCAGCCGTGTCTTTACCAAGAGTGCCATCAATCGCCTGCTTGACCTTCTTAATGCCGCTCTTGGCCTTTTCCGTCACCGCACCGACGACACCAGCTTCGGCATCTGCCGGGTCCATTGCGGCGATAGCGCCGCCAGCGATGCGCCGGCCAACTTTTGCGCCGGGACCGCCTGCGACCATTAAGCCAACATCTACAGCATCCTGCGGGATCGCCATCTCAAGAATGCCCTGACGCCCTTCGATCTTCCCACCGACCCGCTCCGCTTCGCGCGCGGCCCGCTCTGGCGACATCCCGCGCGAGACAAGATATTGGAATGTGTTTTCTCGGGAAGTCTTCCCAAGGTTTTTCCAAGCGTCGATCGCCGTGTCGAGGATGCCAGCCATATTTAGCCCCTTTTGGCCCTGTGGATAGACGTTTATGCCATAGCCTCGCCCTCCACACAAACCGCTTGCGTCTAGCGCACAAGGCACCTATTGTTCGGGGTAACGGAGAAGGAGAAACCCATGAACGTGACCCTGTTTGAGCGCACCCCCGGCGTCTGGCGCGTCCGCATCGAGACGCAAGAAAACGGCAAGCGGAAGTTCCGCACGGAGACGCTGCGCGGAACGGAACTCGACGCAAACGCCCGCAAGGTCGAAATACTGAAGGATCACCGATCGGGCGACCTCGTCCACATCACGGACGACACCGTCAAGCAGCACTGGACGAAGTGGCAGAGCCGCCGTGTCGCCCTCAACCAGATCAGCGAGCTGACCTTCCAGAGCCAGCAGAACCTCATCAATCCGTTCCTCGACGACTACGGCTCACGCCGCCTGCGCGACATCACGAAGGACGACATCGAGGATTTTTACCTGACCCGCATCCGCAAGGTTGCCGCAGGCACTATGACGATCACGCATCACCACCTGAAGGCGATGTTCAATCAGGCCGTCGAAGCAGGCGTGCTGGCGAAGAACCCCATGAAGCGCGTCACGGCACCGAAAGGCGAGAGCGAAGCCCGCAAGCCTCTTGAGAAGCGCCACATCAAGGCACTGCTTGCACACGCTGCCGACAAGCCCCTCCTTGGCCGGATGATCCGTCTGGCCCTTGCCACCGGCATGCGTCGGGGCGAGATGTGCGCCCTACGCTGGTCAGACATCGACATCGAGACCGGCATCATTCACGTCTCCCGCACCGTCGTTCGCGTCGGCTCGAGCGAGTACGAGAAGAAGCCCAAGACCGCGAAGTCGATCCGCTCGATCCGCATGCCGAAGTCGTTGCGGGATGAACTGAAGGCGTGCGCCGGCAATCCCGACAAGCATGTCCTTCAGACCGTGTGGGGCGATCGTCCGACGCTGGCCTACATGACCAGCGCGACGAAGGATGCTTTGCGTGCGATCGGCCTAGACGAAGGCTACTGCCTGCACTCCACCCGCCACGCCCATGCCACGCATCTCCTACGCGCGAAGATGCCGCTGAAGGCCGTCTCCGAACGCCTCGGCCATGCAAACGTCGAAGTCACCATGACCGTCTATGCTGGCGTCCTGACCGGCGACGATCAGGAGCTGGCCGACAGCATGGATCGGATCGTGAATGGCTGACCCTATCGTGAAGGCATGACCGTGTCGGTGAGCGGGTCTGCAAGCAAGCCGGGGACCAAGGCCCTCGGCACTGCGTAGCGGCCACGCTGCAAAGCACGCTGCGTCAGCTCGTCCATCACATTCTGCACAGCCGGCTGCGTGTTCTGGAAGAGCATGCGCCCTAGTTCGGCGTTTGTGCGCTGCGCTCCCTGCTCCGTCAGGCCGGTCGCCAGACGATCGCCTGCACGCTGGAACATGCCAGCGACAGCGCCGCCGAAGCCACCCGTCTGCATGTCGCGCAGCACGCCTGCTGACGCCCGCATGCCTTCGCGGAACGCCTGATCCTGAGCCAGAAGCGGAGCCGTTTGCGAGATCGCCCGCAGCTGCCGGTTCGTGTTCGCCATCATAGCTTCGCGCTCAATGTCAGCGAACAAGGCGTTCGTGATCGAACGAACTTCGTCAGGATTGCGGCCCGTTGCGCCGAGCGCCGCTTCGATCTGCGCCTTGGCATTGCCAGAGCGGAACGCCCCGGTCACGTCCTGCCCCTCGATCTTCCGCCCGATCCGCTGGTTGACGGCATCAAGAGCGCCGATCAGGAAACCTTCCTTCTCAGACGTGCCGAGCTTGGCGATGTCGCGTGCCGTGATCTCGGCGCGTTCGTTGAAGAGACGCTGGCCTGATTTCATGGCATCCATCACAGCTGACGGGCCAGCCCACGCAGCGCGCGCCTGCGCGTATTCAGGAGCCAGCTTGTCCACTTCATTGACGATCGCGTTCTTCAGCGTCGCCGCACGACGCGCCTCGCTGTTCGCCTTGCCTGTGATCGCGTCTGTGTTGCTCTCGATGATCCGATCGAGACCGCGCTTGACCATGTCGACGTCTTTGACCGTGTAGTCTCCGACGATCTTGCGCGCTCCGTCCGTGTTCGTCGCAACGAGGTTCGGAAACACCAGACCCTCGTAGCGCGCAGCACGCTGCGCCTCTGCGAACGCATCGTCAGGCGCGCGCATGATGAGTTCGTCGAGCGTCTTCGTGCGCGCGGGCTTTGCATAAGCCGCTTCGTAAAACGGAGTTGCGTCAGCCTTTCTCACCTTCTCGAGATCGTCGAGAACCGGGAAGAACTTCTGGTTCGTGCCTGTCGCCTTCTCAAAAGCCTGAGCCACGCGCGGACCCTGCTCGTCCATGCGTGTGACCAACTGCTCCGTGATCTCGCCACGGTTCGCACCCGGCACGTTCAGCACGCGCCGGCTTTCGCCTGCGATCGAGCTGCCGGGATACATATCAGCGATGATCTCAGGCTTGACGCCTTGCGCCTGACGACGTGCGTAATCCGCAGCAACATCTGCCGGCGTCACACCCTGCTCACCGAGAACGTCGAGCATGCGGTTCTGCGCGCGCGTTGCAGGCGACGAAAAGGCATTGCTGACGACGGAGCCGACAACAGGAGCCGCAGCCCCTAGCACGCCACCGACGCCCAACCCGACAGCGCCTTCACCGAGCGCACGCTCTGCACGGTTCTCGAACCCGCCTTCGCCCTTGCCGAAGCCTTCGACAAGCCCCTGCGTTCCGCCGATTGCACCGCCACGCGCACCGCCTCTGACGATGTTACTGAGCAGCGTGCCTGTGCGCGCGACGTTTGCCGCCGCCGCAGGAGCCGATCCGCCACCCGTGAACGGGATCGCTGCAAGAGCCGCAACCGTCGGAGCCAGCGAACCGCCGACTTCCGCTGTCGTCGCGGCGATCGGACGCTCACGCTGCGTCGTCTCAACCTTCTTGCGAACGTCGGCAAGTTCTTCTTCGTAACTGCGGCCACCCGGCAAAAGAGAGCGTGCATAGGCTTCGGCTTCGTCGCCGTAGCCCATCATCAAGCCTTGCCCGACACCGACGCGCCCGATTACATCACTCAAAACAGACGATGTCGGTTCGGGTTGCTTCTCCTTGTACCTGTCCCAAGGAGCGCCCGCTTCTTTCTCTTTTTTCGCATAATTCTCCCAAGGACCAGCCATCAGATTTTCTCCCAACTGTTGCGATCTTTGGGATCGCCGCCCTTGAAGCGATAGCCATCTTGGACCGTTCCGATTGCAGGCCCGCCGCTGATCTCACCGAGCAGCTGCTTTAGCTGCGGCGTCAGGATGCTCTGACGGTTGAGAGCCGTCAGCTGGTTCCGCATCTCGTTCGCCGTGATCTCTTGGTTTTGGTATTTCGTGATGATGTCACCACGACGGATGTTGATGTCAGCCTTCTGCTTAAACACTTCCGCAATCGTGCGGTTTGCGTCTGGCTTATTCTGCAATGCAGGAAGGCTACGAAGCATGCCTTCGTATTCGATGTCAGACGTTGCGCCTGAACCTTCGACACGAAGCGTCGGAGCGATGCGGTTAACGAACGAATTGAACAAGACGCCAGCAGACGAAACGCCGGGAAATGCCTGTGCAAGTCGGCCTGTGACCGGACCCTGCGGAGCCATCGTTATGAGTTCATCAAGGACTTGGAAGTCCTGAAGTGACCCACCAGCAGTGTTCGCCGCAGCCTGCAACTTGCTGAGACGTGCGCCCTCATCCTTCGAAAGCTCTTTACGAAGATCGGCATCTGCGTTCGTATCGCCGCCGATGTTGACCGTCGTATTGCTGCCGCCGAGAACCTTCGGTCCTTCCGAAGTCATGTAGGCAGGAACTTCTGGCTTGATGCCGAACGTCGTGCGCTCTTCAGCCGTCATCGGGCGATAAGCCGGAGGAGCGAACCGCTTCGCATACAGATCAGGCTGCGCCTTAAACAGAACCTTTTGCTGCTCGTTCAGGTTCGGATCGGCGTCGATCGCACTGAAGAGTTGCTGACGGGTTGTCTGACCTGAACGCAGTTGCTCAAGCTCAATGCGCTTTGCTTCCAATGCTTCAGGAGACTGCGACATGCGGTTCGCAAGCAGCTGGCGCACGCCGCCACGACCAAGGAATTGAGCCTGCTGCGGCGAGATGCCGAGCGACTGAAGTTGCGCCGGGTCTTTCAGCACTTCACCGAGCCGCTTGTCCTCTTCCATCTCCTGCTGCTCGCGCTGCGTGCGCGCCTGCATCAGACGCCGTTGTGAGGCGTTGTAAAGATCAGTGTTGAGGCTTCCGCCGGCTTGACCGAGTTGCGCGAGGTACGCAGCGCGTTGCTGCGGAGCCATAGGCTGACCGGCAGCAAGAAGCAGCGCGCTCATGTTGCCGATCGAGTTCCACGCAGCCTGCCGCACGTCCGACATCGGGACGCCGTAGCGCGGATCAATCTTGGACGGATCGGAGTAATCGCCGCCGCCCGTGAAGAAATCGAGAAGACCTTGGACCATTATCGACCTCCACCGAACAGACCGCCGAAGATGCTTTGCAGCAAGCCCGGTTGTGGCGGGCCATAGCCGCCAGAAGACGCATCAGGAGCTACCGAACCCTGCGGCGCTGGCGCATCAAGAAGGCCGCGCGTGTAGTAGTCGTTCACCATCTGCCCGTCTACGTTAATGAGCCGAGAACGCACTTTTGACAAGTCACCGCCAGCGAATTGATCGGCGTATGCCTGCGCGCCGGGACCGGCATCAGCAAGGCCCTTCGTGTAGCCCTGCACGTTGAACGCAGCCGGCATCGGCGGCCCTTGCATGGGAAGCGGACCCTGCACAGCAGACGAGCCGGGAGTAGGGCCGACGTTGCGAGCGGGGCCGGGAATAGGTGGCAGCATCGCCTGCACGCGCGGATCAGAGAACTGCGGCATGTTGCCGGCGATCGGGCTGCGCGGAACGAAACGGCCATTGCTGCCGAGCGTTGCATCGCCGCCGGGGAAGTTCGGCTGCATCTGCTGGCGGTAAAATAAGAGATCGTTGATGTTCATCCAAGTAGCCCTCTCATCTTAGGCAGCGGGCGAAACTGACCGCGATTGATTTGTGGAGCGGCAGGCGCAGGCATGCGCTGATCTTCTTCAGGCTGCTGCGCCAGCTTGGCGAGCTGAAGCAAACCGCTGGCAATGCCGGCAGCACCCTTCGACATATCGGCACGTTGCGCCATGTCGATCTTCTGTTGCGCCGCCTGTTCTGTTGTCAAAGGTGTAGGAGCATCGACAAGGCTTGGCGCGATCGTGTTACCAAGCCATCGAGCTGCCGTGCCAAGGTCTGCCGAATAGACAGGAGCCGCAGGCGTTGCTGCGGCA